TTTTATACTCCTATAACTTGAAAAAGATTATTTCACACGATTCTCCGCATATGCAGCCATAATTTCAGGTTGTAAGGCTTCATAGCGGGAAGGATCAGTCATTTTAAGACGGATTAAATCCGCACGACGATATACTTTCTTAGAACTCTCACCAGAACCACCGACATCCACAGCAGCGGCCTTAAGAGCTTGTGCTTGCTGTTTCTTACCAGTTTCTTGGACTTCAGTTGAACGAGTATTGGATTTCACCTGCTTAAGCTCTTTGTAAGTGCTTAAAAGTTCATCAGCAGCATCAAAGTCAAACTCTGCATCTGCCTTAGCATACAAATCAAGACGGAACTTACTAGCCTTCACCCAGTCTTGGAAGCCCGCATCTTGTGCGATCTGTCCAAAGTCAGGATGCTTACTAGCCAGTTGCTGTGCTGTCTTCATACGCTTGAGTTCCAGAGCAGCCTGCTTTGCAGCTACAATGTCAGGATTCTTCTCAATTGCACGTTGCACTGCGCTTTGAGGATTTTCAAAGAAATCAACTTCGGGCGCATTCGTATCAACCTCTGGTTCAGACTTATTAGTTTCGAGTTGCCGCTTGAGTAACTGATCCGCTAAAGACCGTACCTCATGAACCTCTTGCGCTTGACGACCAATCATCTTCTCAGCTTCTTGGTGCATCTTCACAATGTCTTCTAAGGACTTGCCTTTATACTTGTCTGGCAGCACGCTAATGCTCTCTTGAGGTTCCTCCCGTTGCTCAGGAGCCTCTTGAGTAATATCACTAGTCTGCTGTTCCTCTTCGTTATTATCAAACGATTCTTCAATAAGTGCCATATTGTTGTTCTCCTGTCTCTCTATGAGATTATAGGACTATAAAATGTGAATGCTTAGCATTACCCTAGTTCAAGAGTTCTGTTTCTTCTCGATTGCGAGTTTCTCAGCCCTCTTACGTTCCCACGCATCATACGCAGTTGGAAAAGCTCCAGTGAACCCTTCTAACTTCATCTGAGGCGCAGCAACTAAACGATGAGCATCCTTGTTACATACTTCACAGCTAATAACTCGGATGTCGTCATCAATCAAACGCTCTGTTACATGTCCTTCTTCACATTTGAAATCAAACATTCTCTTCATCAGTGTTTAACTCCTCATATGCTGCTTCAAACATGCTCTTACGCTTAAGGATCAAGTCAATGATGTCAAGCTGACCTTTACGGAAAAATAAATCTTGTGTGTCCGTTGTCAATGTTACATCGTTGATTGAATCTTTAATCTTTGCAAAGTCCTCTAACAAATACTTCCAACCATCAGTTGAGAACATATCGAAAGAGGACTCATAATACTCTTGTAGCTCAGGGGCCATGATAGCTTATCCTTTAAAGTTACTAATGAGTATATTATACCATATTTTTATGGTTTTGTCAAGTGTTTTTAGATAGAATCTGCATTTAAGTCAAGAGTAACGCCTGTTCCAGATGCTTCGGGGAAGATAACAAAAGTGTCATCAATCACCGGAGGCTCAGCAGCAGGCTTTTGCGATACCTTAACAGTGTAGACTTTACCGTCTTCAATGTAAGGATCACAAGGCTCTAAGAACTCAGTTGCATGGTCATAGGGCTTGAACACACTAACTTCCATGAGATTATTCTCACTATAGAAGCTAGGATGCACGCCTTGAGCAGAAAAGCTAGTGTTAGGAAACATAGCTCGGTAATCAGCAACCTCAATAACTTGGTTATTAACCACTTTAGCAACTAACATATTAGCCTTTCTTGTTATTGGTCAGGGAATGCCGCAGTCGGCGGTGTGAAGTTGGCCGTGTAGCGGGCATAGCCCTTGGTGATCCGAAGATCATCAATATAACCGTTCAAGGCACTACCGCCTGTTCTGTCTGCTCCCACATACATGACACCAGTCTGGTTAAAATTGCTTGCAGATGTTCCAGTAGCAGAGCTTACGCCATCAATATAAATAACTGTCTGGTTTGTACCTGTTCCTGAGCGCACAACCGCAACGTGATACCAAGTATTTGCCATAAGTGCGGTTGTGGTTGTTATTGCTGTAGTTGCGTCAGTAAATACAACCTGATTCAACGAATTGACAGATAACGACCAGCCAGTAGTGGAAGTGCCCTTTGAAACCAGACCACGTGCACTACCGAGTAATGCCAAATTAACCCATCCCTCAACCGTAAACGAACCACTGCCAAGTTGTAGGTTTGTGTTATCAGGAACAAGCAGCCAGTCCCCAGTCCCATCAAACGCAATAGACCCGGTGCCGTACTTCTTCACGCCGGTGCTGATCTGCGCGTTGCCAACAGTCTCCAGATCGTTCTCGGCAGCGTTGTCGAAGATGCCAGCGTTGGTGAAGTTGAGCAGCAGCGAAGTGCCGCTGATGGCGGTCAGGGGTGCAGTCGGGGGCGTAAACGTGGCCGTGTACACAGCAGTGCTCGTAACGCGCACGTTGCTGATGTAACCATTCAAGTATTCGATGTTGTCGTTTGTGTACGCACGACCGATTACTGCTTGGGTTGAAGAATATGTTTTGTTGAACGTTCCTGTGCTGGTCTGTAGAACTCCATTCACATAAATCTTTGCATTCCCAGCTCCGCTTCCGTTGCGAACACCTGCAACATGCGTCCATGTGTTCAAGGGCACCGTAGCTGTTGAAAGCACTTGATTAGCGCCCCAAGTCTCAGCAAACGAAATTCGCCCATCGTCCAAAACTCGGAAAAACCAACCGTCAGGAGAATTGGCTGTGTTTGTTGTTGAAACAATGCCTCCAGACCCACCCGTTGCTGGATAAGCCCTCAGATACACCCAGGCCTCAACAGTAAATGTGGAACCTGTAGCAGCCGACAGCGTAAGGCTCAGCCAGTCCCCATTCCCATCAAAGTACCCACTGCCACCGTTTGTGCTTGTACTATAAATTCCTGTAAGAGTAAAAGGAGAAAACGATCCCTGCGTGGTGTTGCCGTTGCGCGTGATGGTGAAGTTGTTGGCACTGCTGTCCACGAACGTGTTGTTTTGCGAGCCGTTGGTGCCATCACCATGCAGCAGCATCGACACGTAGTTGAACTGCGGGTCAGTATTCGCAGGTGCCGGGGCTTGATAGCCCGCAGCAGCCCGTAACATTTTATGTAAACTCATGCAACAGCTCCGACATAAGCGCCATAGACGGTAGAGCCTACCTTCCAAAGTTCAATGACACCGTAGCCAGAGGTAGGAAGCGTAGGAGCAGTACCGCCAATCCAAACAACACCAATAGTGCTCCAAGTAACAGCATATGCAGTACCGTCAGCGATCATCAAAGTAACGCTGTGGCCCGCAGCAAAGTTAGTAGCTGTGGGAGTTCTATTGGCCCCTAAAGTCCACACTTGAATGGTTCCGTTGGCAGGATCAATGTCAACAGAAGCACCATCAGTAATTGTGAAGACAGTTTCTTTGTAGCCCGTAAGGGTCTTGTTAGTCAGCGTCTGAGTATCAGTAGTGCCAACGATAGCGCCCGTAGGAGCCGTGACAGTGCTGAATCCAGAGCCGTTACCAACAATAACCCCATTTAAGGAAGTAGTAACAGCAAGAGTGCCGTTAGTGGTGATGGGAGAGCCGCTGACAGAGAAGCCAGAGGGCATAGACAGAGCAACCGAAGTAACTGTACCGCCGCCACCACTCACAGGAATCCACTCAACATCCGAGGCAGAACCATTAACAGCTAACACCTTACCAGCATTAGTAGCAAGGCTAGGAAGCAGGTTAACACGAGCACCAGAGGCCGTAGAAGCCCCTGTACCGCCATCAGCGATAGCCAGATCAGTGATGCCAGAGATGTTACCACCTGTAATGCTCACGTTATTAGCATTCTGAGAAGCAATGCTTCCGAGGCTGCTAGTAGTAGCATACGTGTTAGTGTCTAACGTCCAAGTATCAACTGCTGTCTTCTTCAAGAAACCAGAGGTGCCAGCCAAGCCTGCAATGGCAGTCAAGTCACCATCCAGCGGCTGCTTAGCATCCAGAGCAGTCTGAGTAGCTGTGCTGATAGGCTTGTTCAGATCACTGGTGTTGTCAACGTTACCGAGGCCAACATCACCTTTAACAAGCGTAACAGTGCCTGTCTTGCCAGCAACACTCTGCACAGGAGCTTTAGCGGCTAAATCAGCCACCGTAGTCTGCGAAGTGGCTCCCGATTGCACAATAGGCACTAACTCAGTCCCTGCTAAGGGCGTAGTAGCTGCCGGAAGTGCTGAAATTTTTACATCTGCCATGTTAATTATTCCCCAATTAAGTAAGAGCCATCTTCGGCAACAAGGAAGTCCCCACCTTCCGTCAGAATCTTAGTAGAAGTGCCAACAGTGCCCACCCAAGAGGTGAATTGACTCCATGTAGCACGCACCCAAGTTCCATTCTGCTTAACAATCACCTCTGTAGGCTTAGGATTGTTAACAGCAGCAGGTAATGAGTTAGGATCAAACAGTTGCGACGATTGGGCAATGAGTTTTTCAGCTACTTTATCGTATTCTAAGTAGCCTGCATTGATTTCAGTGTCGTCAGAGAGCTTAAGAACCAGAGATTTATCAAAATCAATGTAAGCATCTACGACACTGACACCATTTACGCCATCATTGCCATCTTTACCGTCTTTACCGTCACGTCCGTTAAGGCCATTGGCTCCCGGAAGACCATCTTTACCGTCCTTGCCGGGAAGTCCGGGTGCTCCTGCGTCACCCTTGTCTCCTTTATCGCCCTTATCGCCTTTGTCGCCTTTGTCGCCCTTAGGCATCTGGAGAACTCGTTTAACTTCATCCCGAAGTTTCTTGAATTCCCTCGCAAGAACAAGTAAATTAGTCTCAGCCATTAGCTGTATCCTTCATTAAATCTTGAAAAACAGCATTCTCACCCTGCTTTTGTTGGTTTTGAAGTTCAACAACCCTTAAGTTACTGTCAATTTCCTTCTCTTTCAAGGCCAATTCAGCTAACTTAACACGCCGTTCAAAGTCCTTAGCCTCGTTATTCTCATCCAAGTTGTTACTCAGAGCAGCAATAACCTTAGCTTTAGCCTCTTCAGGGGCAATCTGAGCCTCAACAGCAGCCTTCTGAGCCTCCGCAGTCTGCTTAGCAGCCTTGGATTGAAGCTCCTGCACCTGTGCCTGCACCAGAGCCATCTGAGCCTGCTGCTGCATCATGGCAGCCTGCTGAGCTTCAGGGTTAGGTTGGCTCATCTGATCCAGAGCAGAGATAAGCTCTAAGCGGTTAGACAGAGAACTATTACCAATGATACCCTTGAGAATCAGGGGCAGCACCGGAGTGTCAGGGCCGAGGGTCTGTAAGAGTGCAATAAACTGTTGCTGTTCAAACTCCCGAGCCAGAATACCAAGAGTAGCAGTGGGAATAAACGTAACATCAGCACTCGGATAACGCTCAGCATCAAACTGCATGTATCGCCAAGCAGCCTTGTTGATGAACGGGATAAGGAAATCTTCTTGGAAGTTCGTCAGAGTACGTTTGTACTTCTTGATGATACCTGCCATAGCCATCGACATACCACCAGCGCCTGCATCACGAGGAGCAGCAGTGGGCATACCAGCAGCGTCAACAGTACCAGTAGCTTGCAGCAGTAATCGCTCAAAGTTCTGTGCAGTCTGAATCGACACAGGATCAGTCTGACCGAACTTCAGAGGCATCATGATCTGGTTAGGATCACCGTTGGTCAAGAATTGAGCACCTGCACGCACTTGGAACTTAGCACCACGAGGCAGGCGAGTAGCATCCATAGCCATCATAGGAGCCGCTGTCAGAGCAACAGAGTCCATATGAGCACGCAGTTGACCGTCAATGGCCTTCTGCATGTTATAGGCCTTCTCAGCAGTGCCACGACCAAAGAAGCGCCCTGGAACAGTATCATCCTGATAAGCCATCACAGGACGATCCTTCATCATGTAAGGATTCTCTTCAGCCTTGAGCAGTTTTGTGCCGTTAGCGATAACAACAATAGCTTCCACGAGGTCAGCATAGTCATCGGCAACAGAATCTTCAGGGAACAGGTCAACAACATCCTGACCTTCATTCTCTAACTGCTTCAGATACTCACGAGGCACTAAGCCGTAATACGTGAGCAGGCGAACCTTACCATCTTGATAAGTCGTAAGATCATCAGTAGGCTCAAGGTCATCATCAGGCATATCAGTGCCAATATCAACCTTACGATAGATACCTCGCTCAATACCTTCGACGACCTTGTGAATCGACACAAACTTTTCAATAGCACAACCAAGTGCATCATCAAGTGATGTAGCATTCGGGTCGATCAGGAAGTTCTTGGGGTTGACGGGCATGAGCTTGACAGCAACACGATCCATCTCTTTAACGCCAATAGCAGCTTGACCAATGACACCCGGAATAGGCTGAGTCGCAGGAACATACTCTTTCTCAGTCTTAACAATAATTTCACCGATGCCTGTACCGTAGATTTCAGCCATCAACTCAATCTGGTCAATAGACTTCTTGATCTTGTCCCGAGCAAAGTCCTCCATCAGCTTGAGCTTAATCTCTTCAACATCCAAGGGATTGCCATTCACATCGGCAATGTCATCCTTGATGTCAAAGAACTCACCCTGACCGAAGATAGCTTCCATGATCTCAGCGTGTCGAGTCTCAATAGCCTGCTGCGTAGCAGGGGAGACAATGCGACTACGCTCCGACTCTCGTGTACGATCTTCAGCAGCCCACTGACCACGGAAGATACGCTCAAACTCAAGCCAGTTGTCGAGGAAGTTAGTGTCCCGCCAATCACGCCACGAGTCTGTACGGGCAACAACCCAAGAGACTAACTCTTTGTCAGACTCTGTAGGTTCAGCAAATTCGTTCTGTTCAAATTTTTCCATAGTCACCACTTAACTTTGTTGGCTATTGCTTTACACATCTCAATAAAATAGTCTTGAGAGTATTGTTGTTTAGCCATGTTTACGTCTTTGTGAAGCAACTGGATGTTACTTTTTAAGTAACCTTCGCTAGAATCAATACGATCTATTGAAACAGTCGCTGTCAAGCCTTTTTCTGCCCAGCCAATATCCCAACCAGTCAAAGCACATTTTCTGTCTTGTTGGTTGTATAGATCAATAATGTCTTGAGGCAATAAGTCCCAAGACAACCCTCTATGAATTCCGCCTTTACGCTTTGTTTCAAACCACGTATAAGGCATTGGGCCAAGGCGCCCCTTAAAATTATTGGAAGAATTAGAACAAGATTTACATTTCCAATCACCTAAAACAGCGGCTTTATAGTGATCCGCTCGTCCATAAGACTGCTCCGCACCGCATCCGCTACAGTTTTTGTAAAATCTCTTGTACATATCACCATTTCACTTTTGAGGCCCACCAAGCCGCAGACATCTTGCCTTTGGCGATATTCTTTGCATGACGATCTTTAAAGGCCTCATTGCGGGCAGTGCCATCAGGAGAGCCTTTAACGCCTTGCTGACCAAACCGAATAGTCTTGATCTTGTCGCCCTCTTTGGCAACAACAACGTGACTCTTGGTTGGATGGTCAGGGGTAGCTTTAGGTTTGTTATAGCCGCTTACGCCAGCCTTCTCAAGCCTAGAATCTTTCTTAGTTGCCATATTAGTATCCCGAGATAGGGTCAAATACTTCATACTCTTCTTCATCGTAATCAGGCATGAATGAAGAGATAGCTAATTGTTCAATGTAAGCCAGAGCATCAACCAAGTCATCATGCACACCCTTAGTAGGGAACATAATCAGTTGATCCTCAAACTCAGCCCAGTCCTCATCCTCATTCAAGATTACTTTACCGTGTTCAAATCGCCCTTGTAAGGCCCAGATGACACGATCTGTTTTCTTCTTGTTACCGTGAGTGAGTGTCTGAATATGAGCAAAGGTGTTGTACTGCCGCATCATGTCTTGTAATACGGTCATTACAGCATTCTTAGCAGTGCCTCGCTCAATACCTATTTGGATAGGTTCATATTCTTTAATGACCTTAAGAATCCTGAAGCAGGTATCCTTAATGTCCCATCGTCCATGCTGAATCTCTTTGACGAACCAGTCACCGTTGTCAGCAACCTTTACAATTGCAATGGCTGTCTCGTCTAACCTCTTCTTGTTCTGCGATCCTGCTGCGATGTCTTCAAAGCCTGCTAAGTCAATGGCAATCACGTAAGAACCATTGCTGGGTTCAGAGCCTTTCTTGACCCATTCCTGCTTGAACACATCTGCACCAGCGGTATCGAAGCTAGACAAATACTCCTGCTTGAATGCAAAAGAGCTTAGGCTACGCTTAGCAGCTTCAATTTCTTTAGGGTCGATAGTCTCGTTATCAGCAGTGGTAAAGTGCCAGGACTTCCACTCTTCATCTGTGTCTTCCTGCCCCAGCTTAAAGATATCGTAGAACCAGTTACGGCCACTAGGTGTAGAAATGAACAGTGCTCTGCCTTTTTTGTCAGACAAAGAAGCTCGTAGAATCTTTTGCCATACTTCATCTTTAATGAACGCAACTTCGTCCATGACAAGATACACTAACGAGACACCCCGTAAGCTGTCAGGGTTGTCAGCACCGCGCACTAGAATCTTACGACCATTGATAAGGGTAATCTCTAGGTTATTCACATGGCTAGACTTGATAACAGGTCTGCCAAGGTCATGTAACAAGTCCCAGATAATGCTACGGGCCTGTCCAAGCGTAGGAGCCACATACATGACGCTAGAGCCTTCAGGACAGTTCAGAGCCTCAATCAGCAGTGTAACAGCAGACAATCTGGACTTACCACATCGACGGCCAGCAGCAACAACTTTGAAGCGATGAGGGTCTTTGAAGACCTCTTGCTGCCACTTTAACAGTTGGAAATTAAGGCTTGTCATATGCTCCCTTACTCGTCATAAGCATCCTTAAAAGAGTCTTTAATATCGACATCAGTCACATCAACATCAAACACTTCATCAGTGGAGACAGAAGGACTGTTCAAGCCACTAATGTTGATACTAATCTGAGGTGTGCTACCACCAGACTTAGCTGTCTCAAAGGCAGACAAAGGAGCAATACGATCGACAATCAGCTTCCATGCTGCTGCTTGATTCTTATGATCATCATTAAGTGCAGCATCAAAGATAGATTCTAAGACCCTAGCTGACTTAGGTGAGTTAAGCATACGTAGCTTATACTCATTGATAATAGCAGCTTCACCTTTGGGACGTCCTACTGTACGCTTCTCCTTGATTTCTGCTATGTCAGCTTTCTTTGGTCTTCCAACCTTGTTACCAGATTTAGGTGTTGCCATGTTGATGTCTTTGTCCTATAGTACTCTAGAGGGAGACAGAGTATAACTGTTAAAGAGACATAGTATAAATACTTTTATAAATATATTTAATATATTCTGTTAAAGTACTTCTATACTAACGTGAAATACAACTTATATGTAGCAGAATCTAAGATGAACATATACTTATAAGTTCGCTTTCCAAGCTGTACATGTTCGATCCTATGATGTCTACTACTTAGTTTATTAGATTGCATCTTAGAAGTTGCCGAGGCTTCTATGAAACATCCTAGTTCATCCTGAGTTCTGCAAAGTTAAGTCGTTAATTTAACTTATACGTATATTATACCATACTTTTCAAGATTTGTCAAGTACTTTGTAACATCTGTAACAACTTTTACAAACTTTACACAACTGTAAGGTTGTTAACATCACAATCTTGCCTGCATTTATGCCAATAGTCTAGGATTGTCTAGCCTACTATCACGTTTATTACTTTTAATTATACCAGTCCTGATCTTTATAGTACTATGGTTGCTTAAATTATAGGCACTTCTTAGTTTTCTTCTCTGTCTGATCTGTCCCTAATTAATCCTAATTTAGCTTTTTTGTGTGCTCCAGAGGCTCCCGCAAAAGTAACACAACAGTCCACCCCCTCCCCCCCATAGTCATAATTATACTAGACTGTTCAGTCACTTACTAGACTGTTCAGTCACTTACTGACCAGGCAGTCATTAACGATACTGTTCAGTAATTAACCAGTTGGTACATTTACTGCCTAGACTGTCTAGTCACAATCTAGTCTGTACAGTGTGAGGGATGATGTAGGTGCCTACAAAGCACACTACAAAGCACACTACGAAGCACACTATCGAGTCACCTATCAAGTGCTCATCATCCATAGTCAAAGGCTATCCAGGTTATTATAATGGTATGTATACATACGAATCTGGCCAACTCTGTATGTATGCATACTAATATCGGGTATCTGTTACACACTGTTACAACTACATGTCACAGGGGCTTGCAAAACACTATGAATCTGTGTTTATAATGCCTTACCGCAGGCAATAAAGCACTGCGGAACAAACACACACAGGAACACAAAATGACAGCACGTTACACAGACCGGACAATGCGTACAGACAGCGCATGGGTGAAAATCACAAGGGATAACAAAGCACGTACATTCACCTTTGCCAAAGGGTACACAGGCGAATACACAGCCAGCCAGATCGAAACCCTGTCTTTTAAGTGGGTCGCCAACTGGACAGAAGCGATCACACGTGCATCCGGGATGATGCAGTACTAATAAAACAAGGGCAAGACTCACAACACCACGCCAGGACACCACACCATGAACAAGTATGGAACCATTCTCGATGCCATCATCGCCTTTGCAGTCTTCGCCGGTATCGGCATTCTGTTGGCCTTGGGTGTATAATCAATCTTTGCAAACACTTTGAAGGATCAATCATGATTCACTTGACCGAAACAGGATATAACGCAGGGCGACTGTTCTGCCTGTCTCAAATGGGCGCCGATGACACCAAAGTGCATGGGGCTTATGCGCCTCTACATTTGGCAAGCTTCCGCGACAAGTGCTGTCAATCATGCCTTAAGGTTTGGGCGGATGAGGCGTACGATGCGGATGATGATATGCCCGAATGGGTTTCTAAAATGCGCTCAGTGTAACATAAGTGACAGCGCACCACGAAAGACATGCTACAGTGTCTTTCCTAGTGTTCTGACATGTCGTCAACACTTAACCTTGGCAGGGTTCCTGTCGCACAATTGAGGATTTTCAATCATGGCTAAATTTTTCTTCGTTGAAGTGACCGACACTTTTGGCGGTGAAGCGAACTATTCTTGGGTTACCCGTCACAAGGTCAAAGCCTCCACCATTCGAGGCGCTGTGATCCGATTGAATCGTGATAGTGGGCTTGGCTTCCACAAGGCTATCGACATGGGCGACACTGTGCGATATGATAGTAGCTCTGGCGCTGCCTGTGCTTTCATTGAAGAATGGGACAATGAACAACACAGCAAGCTTGGCCGAATCAACACCGCATTGTCTTAAACCCTGTCAATCAACAATTGGAGATTTTCAATCATGAATTCTAATCCGATCACGTTTACGCGCATTCGTAATGATGTCAACGGCAATCCTCGATATGTCTGCCACTTCCTGACCTTGGATGTCCAGGGTTATCAATCTAACATTGGAGTGTCTGGCCGATATGCTATTGCCTGTAAGCTTGCAAATGTCATTGGTGGGCGCAAATACCATACAAAAGCCTATGGTGGTGGCGTTGTGTTTCAATCATACAGTCTCGGTGAATTGGTGTCTGCCATCAATCGTGTGACCAATAAAGGCTTTACAGGCTTTTATGTCGAATAAAGGATTGTCTATCATGTATCAAGTCCAATTCATTTCAACGGGCATTGTAGCCTACAGTGCCAGCAATCGCGCACTGGCACGCCATTGGTACGAGTGCAACAATTTTGATGTCGACACTGGCGAATGTCTGTATCTGTTCAAGCTCGTTAAGGTCAAACACGATGGAATCAATCAAGGAACCTAAAGAATGTCCTAAGGGATGGCCCTTCAGAGCCTTTAATGGGCATCAGACGCTCGAATCTAAAGCTCTTGAGGGGCTACCCTTACCTAAGCCATTAAAAGGGCTTAAAAAGGCTTTTAACACTTTCAACGATGATGAGGATAAAGAGGCTTTACTATGATTTACAATGTCAAAGGAAAACACATTTTAGATGATGCACAAGTGTACGGTGATGCACAAGTGTCCGGTGATGCACAAGTGTACGGTAATGCACAAGTGTACGGTAATGCACGGGTGTCCGGTGATGCACGGGTGTCCGGTGATGCACAAGTGTACGGTAATGCACGGGTGTACGGTAATGCACGGGTGTACGGTAATGCACAAGTGTACGGTAATGCACGGGTGTCCGGTGATGCACAAGTGTACGGTAATGCACGGGTGTACGGTAATGCACGGGTGTACGGTAATGCACAAGTGTACGGTAATGCACGGGTGTCCGGTGATGCACAAGTGTCCGGTGATGCACAAGTGTACGGTAATGCTATAATTCAAAAAACAGCCGACTATCTAGTTATTGGCCCTGCTAAATCTTCTGGGAGATTTACAACTGCACATAAAGACAGTCAAATTGGAGTTCGTGTAAACTGCGGATGTTTTAGTGGCTCTATAAAGGAATTTTCAGAAGCTATTGAAGAAACTCATAAGAATAATAAAGAAGCATTAGAGCAATATAGACTTTTTTGTCAGCTTATCGCTTTTAACTTTGGAGTAACAGAATGAAAACTCTCAAACAATTTGCATATACACTCAAAGGATTTGACTTCTACGGTATCTGTGAGATTCAGACTGTAGAGTGTCTGCCTGTAATGGTAACTTGCACTGATCTATACATTGAAGGATTGGGCGATGATAACCCGCCAGATGTAAAGGACATTGTAGATTATCAATTGATCCTGGACATTGAAGACATGGTACGCATCGAATGGACTAACCAATAAGGTTAATTGAATATGAAACAAGCACAAATTCTTGATAAGGCACAGGTGTACGGTAATGCACAAGTGTACGGTAATGCACGGGTGTCCGGTGATGCACAAGTGTACGGTAATGCACGGGTGTACGGTAATGCACGGGTGTACGGTAATGCGTGGGTGTCTGATAATGCGCGAATGTATGATAATGCACAAGTGTCTGGCGATGCGTGGGTGTATGATAATGCACAGGTGTCTGGTAATGCACAAGTGTCTGGTGATGCACTGATAGGAAATACAGCCGATTATGTCGTTATTGGCCCTGCTAAATCATCTGGAAGATACACCACAGCACATAAAGATTGGTATCTAGGTGTCCGAGTAAACACTGGGTGTTTTTCCGGGAGCATAAAAGAATTTGAAGCGGCCATAAATAAAACACATGCGGGTGACGATGAATTTAAACGTCAATACCTTATGTTTGTGTCCTTAATCAAGGATCATTTTAATTTGTAAGGGTTCCACACCATGAAACAATCACACTTCACCACACCGCGCACAATTGAAGAGTGCTATTTTGACCTGCGAGGCGAGGCTATCGAACCCATGCCTATGCGCCACCGTAGCATCCTGCAATGGTTCATCAGCCTATTCATGCCCAGCAAGGGCCTTTAAACGGCCTACAACGAACAATTACACAAAAGGTAATCTCGTGACAACTCCGGACACTGAAAAGCCATCACAGGACAGCATCGAACACACTCTGAAACAGGTCATCTACTTGACCGTATCAGAGACATTGAAACAGATGCTGGAAGAGATCAAGACCATGACAGACTTTAACCCCCAAGATAGATGGGAGGCTGGCTTTGATGAGGCCATTGCCGCTGTGGTTACACGTATGCAAGAAAAAATTGACGCTATTAAAAAGCATGAGGGGAAATAAATGAAGTGCATTTGCTGTGATAAGAAACTGTCAGACTTTGAAGCAACACGTAAGCACGCCGTGACAGGTGCATACTTGGACATGTGCAACAGGTGCTTGCAAGGCCTAGACATCCCTACCAAAGACCGCATCGACCTGCTAACAGAGGCTGATTGTGGTGAAAATACAACGGATTCAGATGAAGAAACACTTGACAAATCCGGAGAAGTTGTGTATAATAATAACTATATAGACACTGAAGAGTGACTAGGATGTCTCTTCTATGGAATATATACACACTATATACAGATATATATAGACTTATATGTTTCATAGAAGATCATTGTGAACAGACAAAACTTGAAGGAACAGACAATGGATGATTTTGAATACGTACAGGAAGCTGATGACTTTGAACTTATCAAGTTTGAATGCTTCTATCATTCTGTCATTGATGATGTCGCACAGCTAATTGTTACAAACGGTTACAACAATGTCATGAAGGATATCATTGATGCTGTTGACAGGATCACAGACAAACAGGTATAATATATGCTCTTGTTGTCTATCATTGTTGGATGTCTCACACTTTTAAAGGTTGCACTCAAATGAACTTCAAAGAGCTATTGGATTGGGCTGAAGAATGTCATATGTCCCATGTCAACGAAAGCGATTTAGCTATCTTCGTTGAAGGGATCATTCATGAGGTTATTGATGCCGCTTACAATCTGGATGTCTCAGAGTATGTTCGCTGGTCAGATGTTGAAGATGCTCAAGAATCTCTAGGTAAACAGATGCGTCAATGGGCAAAGAACAATGGCTTATACTAAAACTGAAAGTAAGTTTGTAAAGCACCTGCCCTGTGACCATTGCGGTAGCTCAGATGCTAACGCACTGTACGACGATGGCCACACACACTGCTTTAATTGTGGCGTAACCGAGCGTGAAGGCGCTCACGATGAAAGAACTGTAATGCTTGAGGCTATGAGCAAAAAGCGTGTATACGAGGCTGTAACGCTTCCTGGGGCATACAAGGCCATCACTGACCGCTGTATCACTCAGCAGACATGCGAGAAGTATGGGGTCACGCAAGAGCCTGGGATGCACCATTATCCCTACTACGATGCTGATGGCGTGCTGTGTGCGTCTAAGACTCGCAGTGTCAAGGATAAGAAGTTCTCGATCAAGGGGACTTTTAACAATGCTACGCTCTTCGGACAGCATCTATTTCACGCTGGCGGCAAGTATGTTTCCGTCTATGAGGGTGAGTTGGATGCTCTCGCCGGATACCAGATGACAGGTTCACAGTGGCCTAGCGTCAGTATTCGCAACGGAGCACAGGCGGCACTAAAAGATTGTAAAAGTCAATATGAATGGCTTAACAGCTTTGAAAATGTAGTCATCTGTTTTGATGCTGATGAGCCGGGAAAGAAGGCCGCTAAGGAAGTTGCTGAATTGTTTGGCAACAAAGCCAAGATTGTCCAGCACAAAGTAGGCTACAAGGATGCTTGTGAGTATCTTCAGAGCAACGCGACAAAGGAATTTGTTAACGAGTGGTGGCGGGCACAGCCCTATGTCCCTGACGGTATTGTCAATGCGGCTGATCTCTGGGAAGAGGTGCTAAAGCCTGAGCAACCAGCAGAGGCTATGTATCCCTGGCAGGGCTTGAACAAGCTCTTGTATGGGCTTCGCAAGGCTGAGTTGATTACTGTCACAGCAGGATCAGGCTTGGGTAAGAGTCAATTCCTACGGGAGATTCTTTACTCACTTCTGAAGACTACTGACTGGAACGTAGGTGGACTATTCCTTGAGGAATCAACTCGGAAGACTGCCCGTAGTATCATGTCTTTGCACGCTAACAAGCTGTTGCATCTACCAGATACACCAGTGACTGAGAAGGAATTGAAGGAGGCTTTCGATGCTACTCTTGGCACAAATAGGGTATATCTGTTTGACCACTTTGGGAGCAGTGACGTTGATAATATCGCCAATCGGATTCGGTATATGGCGAAAGCTTGTGATTGTCGCGTCATTTTCTTGGATCATATCTCTATTGTCGTATCTGGGTTGGACAACGGTGACGAACGTAAAGCTATTGACAACATGATGACGAAGCTGCGTACACTGGTGCAGGAACTTGAAGTGACCTTGATCTGTGTATCGCATCTGCGTAGGCCACAGGGCAACGCAGGACATGAGGATGGTCAAGCTGTTAGTCTGTCCCAGTTGCGAGGCAGTGGCGCTATTGCTCAACTGTCCGATGCTGTGATTACACTGGAGCGTAACAGCATGGCAGAGGATGAAAATGAGCGTCACCGCACTCGTGTGGCTGTGGCAAAGAATCGGTACAATGGTTTTACTGGCCCTGCTTGTGAATTGCAGTATGTCAAGGAAACAGGCAGGATGATTGAAGTTCAAGAGGAATCACTATGACACAATGGCTAACACAAGCACTCTTGAGAGAACGTTATGGATATGAAAATGGTTTTCTTTTTAAAGGAGTAAACAAGGTTGGAATTTTTCCGGACAAAAATGGATATGGTAAACTGACAATTAAGCTCAACGGAAAGAATTTGTATGTTAGAACACACCGAGCTATCTTCTTATACCATCACGGATATCTCCCAGAAATTGTAGATCATATTAATGGGGACGTAACGGATAACCGAATTGAAAACTTAAGAGCAGCGACAAAGAGCCAAAACCAATGGAACCGGAAAAACAGCATTAAAAGTGCATCTGGCCGCCGAGGTGTTGTTCTTAAAGGTAAAAAGTATTGTGCGGTGTGTAAAGTAAATAATAAAAGATACCATCTTGGCTCATTCAATACGTTAGAAGAAGCAGAAAAGGAAGTTATGTCTTTTCGTGAAGAACATCACAAGGAGTTCGTAAACAATGACTAAGTATAGTGAAGCAGGTAAAGGCTCTACACAGCGTCCAAAGAGCATTGCCGATGAAGAGTATGCACAGCGTTGGGATGCGATCTTTGGTAAGGATCAGCCTGAGAACAAGGAACAGCCTACACAAGAAGATAACTATGTGTATGTCTGCTTTGAATGTAATCTGACACCATATGAGGGAGCTGAAACTGTATTAGCTATCTTTGATAACGACAAAGATTCTAAGGATTATGCGACTGAGATGGAAAAGATGTATGGTAGTGAATACTTTTCATACTCATACGAGAAGATGCCTTTGAATAAGCCAAGGTGGTACGGGAATGACTCTTGAACATCTTATCGTAGGTGCTACAGGTGTAGGATACCTAATCGTAGGTGTGCTACAGTGGAGCAAGGGTGAGCTATCTAATGGCATGATCTGGACTGGTTATGCCTTTGCTCAGGTTGGGCTTTGGATGAACATTAAATGAGGTTGAAGAATGACAGACCTTGAGAAAGCAGCACGCATGGCGCTGGAGGCGCTGGGGTATTACGAAGTAGCAGGACTTGCAACGACCAGAGTTGCTAAGTCCATCACCGCCCTGCGTCAAGCGCTCAGCAATAGCGTGGAGCAGCCAGCGAAGCAACGGCACATTGCCTACGTCTGCCCTCAGTGCTATTGGACGCTTGAAGAGCAGCCAGCACAGCAAAGCGCGGAGCGCGGGGAGCCGGTGGACTGGGAAGCAGTCGCAGCCGACCAAGCCATGACCATCGCCATGATGAAGTCTCAGCGCAAGCCGTGGGTGGGACTGACGGATGAGGAGATTGCCCGAGTTGTCAGCCTTGCCGGTTTTGCGCCCGATTGGGCAGAGGCAAACATCGCAACTCAGATTGTCCGTGTTTGCCAAGACATGCTGAAGGAGAAGAACACTAAATGACATGGACACTTGACAGCATCGTAGCTCGTGTGTTAGAATTAGAGGAAGCCTATTTTGATTTGCAGGATAGGTATCAGCTTCTAATTCACCAGTATGAGCAATTGAAAGAACTCTATGAGAGTAGCGGTAGACATCGAAACGAACCTGAGTCACAACAAGATTTGGGTAGTAACGACCACTGACATTGATACCTTTGAGACTAAAGTATGGAACGAAGCAGAGCACTTTCGGGACTTTATAAAGGACGCTACATTGATAGTAGCTCACAACGGAGTAGGATTCGACTTTCCGACCTTGAACAGGCTCTGGAAGACGAAGATTACATTGAAGAAGGTTTCAGATACTCTACTGCTGTCAAGGCTTCTCGATCCATCGAGGGTTCAGGGGCACAGTCTCGACGCTTGGGGAAAAACTCTAGGGTTCAAGAAGACTGACTATCGTAGGGTATACTGGAGACTGCAAGGTATCAGGGACATGCGCTTGGTCAAGGACAGGAAAGATGAGTGGGAAAGCCCTCACATGCCTTTGATGACCAAGTATTGTGCTAAGGACTCAATCATCTGTGCTAAGCTGTATCACAGGCTCGTGAAAGAGCTTGCAGATAAAGAGTTTAGTCAAGAGTCTATTGATCTTGAGCACAAGGTAGCTGCTATCATTGCAGAGCAGGAACGTAACGGATTTAAACTGGACTTGCCATATGCAACTGTGTTACTTGCTGACATCAAGACAAGAATGGGAGAGATATATGAGCAAATGCAAGAGCGTTGGCCTCCCTACGAAGTTGCCAGAGTCTCAGAAAAGACAGGAAAGCAACTCAAGCCATTGCTGGTTACTTTCAACCCAGGCTCAAGAAAGCAGATCGGTGAAAAGCTAATTGAACTTGGGTGGAAGCCTAAGGTGTTTACTGAGACAGGACAGGCACAGGTGGATGAGTCTGTACTGTCCAAGGTAGACATCCCTGAAGCTAAGATGATTGCTGAGTATCTGATGTTACAAAAACGTGTGGCTCAGATAACATCATGGATCGACGCTGTAGAAAATGATGGTAGAGTACATGGTCACGTAATTACCAACGGTGCTGTGACAGGCCGCATGACGCACTCAAGCCCTAACATGGCTCAGATTCCCAATGCTGGGTCTGTCTATGGGCATGAGTGTCGTGAATGCTGGACTGTTGAAGAGGGCAATGTCTTGGTAGGCTGTGATGCCTCTGGTCTGGAGCTACGCATGTTAGCTCACTACATGAAGGATGAAGGATATGTCAGAACGGTTACAGAAGGAAGCTCTAAAGATGGTACAGACGTACATACAGTCAACCAACGAGCTGCTGGACTATCTACCCGAGATAGCGCCAAGACATTCATCTATGCCTTTCTCTACGGAGCTGGCGATGCAAAGATTGGAAGCATCATTGGAGGAACTTCTAAAGATGGTGCAAAGCTTAAAGAAAAGTTCCTCAAGCAAACACCAGCACTTGCAAAGCTCATTCAACGAGTCAGCAAGCAAGCCGCTAAAGGATGGGTGCCAGGACTCGATGGCAGACGTATTTGGGTTCGATCTGAACACGCTGCTCTCAATTCGCTCTTACAAGGAGCAGGCGCCATTGTGATGAAGAAGGCCTTGTGCATCTTCTATGACAAGATTGTGGCTAATAAGTGGAAGGTCAAGCTAGTGGCAAATGTTCACGATGAAATTCAATTTGAATGTCCTCCTGACATTGCTGAACAGGCCGGAAAAGCTGCTAGAATGTCCATCATTGAAGCAGGAGAGCACTTCAAGCTGAGGTGTCCTCTTGATGGGGAGTATAAAATTGGAAAATCTTGGAAAGAAACTCACTAAGTTGTTGACTTCTGAGATTTCCATGCTATAATATATGTGTAGCAAGTGTGGTGGAATAGGTAGACACAGCAGACTTAAAATCTGCCGCAGTAATGCGTAAGGGTTCGAGTCCCTTCTCTTGCACCATTTAGCCGCCTTAGCTCAGCGGTAGAGCAACCGCCTTGTAAGCGGTAGGTCATCTGTTCGATACAGATAGGCGGCACCAGTTTATGACAGATTGTGTTAGTGTGTGTGTGTGTTCTTTGAAAGGAAAATGAAATGAGTAGTGCAGAAATGAAGCCCCTGAAGATTGCTGGTCAACTGTTCTGGGCAAATTGGATGAAGGAATTCAATACCAAGTTCAACGATGACAACACCAAGTATGAATGTACGCTTGGTATGTTGTCGGACAAGGCCGCTAGTGCTCTTGATGACATTGGCGTGAAGGTCAAAGAGAAGGACATTATGGGCAAGTTCATTGTCGGTAAGTCCAAGTTTGTCTTTGAGCCTGTCTTTGAAGACGGTACTCCTGTGCCTATTGAGAAGATTGGCAATGGCACTAAGGTGTATGCGCTGGTGAGCAGCTATCGACATAAGATGTCTGCTAAGTTTGGTGCTGCTCCTTCGATTCGTAAGATCGTCGTCACTGAGTTGGTTGAGTATGACAACAATGATGATGGTGTTGACGTTGAGAGCATGGAAGAAGAGGATATTCCGTTTTGACAGACCCTCAGCATCCTATCAAGTTAGCTCTGATAGATGCTGATGTGATGGTATACAGGATAGGCTTTACCACTCAGGAAGAGCCTGTCCATGTAGCTAAGTCACGGCTTACCGAGTGGCTTGAAGACTTTGTTTACCTGGGCTTGAAAGTGGATGACTATGAGGCTTACTTGACAGGTAAAGGGAACTTCAGGGACGAAGTAGCCGTGACTGTTCCATATAAGGGCAACCGAGACAATCTACAAAGGCCAGTTCACTATCAGGCTTTGAGAGAGCACTTGGTTAAACGACATGGAGCTATCGTCACAGAAGGCTATGAAGCTGATGATGCTGTTGCTATGCGGTCTACTGAGTTGCTGGACAACTGTTGGATTGTCCATGTAGACAAAGATTTGGATCAACTGCAAGGACATCACTACAACCCTGTTAAGAATGAGAAATACTATGTGGATGAGTTCACTGGATTGACGAACTTCTACAAGCAAATCTTGACAGGTGATAGGGTTGACAACATCATTGGCTTGCATGGCATTGGGCCTGTAAAGGCTTCCAAGGCATTGAAAGAGTGCAAAACAGAGAAAGAACTATACGAGGCAGTATGCGAACTTTACGAGAAACATGGAGAACCTTTAAGTCGGGTGATCGAGAACGGGAACCTGTTATGGCTCAGACGGACAAAGGATCAGCAATGGATGCCTCCTTCGTAAGTTCTTTTGAATTGGCAGGCTGTGAATGGCTTGTTCAGATGTCCAATGACATCACTGAGTATGGGCACTGCAACATTGACCAGCATGTGATTCGATTGCGGTCAGGTATGTCCGATCAGCTACAGTCATTGACGTTCTACCATGAGCTTGTTCATGCAATCCTTATGACAATGGGAAAGATGGATCACAGTGAAGAATTTGTTGAAAACTTTGGTAATTTACTGTATCAGTTTATGAAGACAGTAAAGAACATTGAATATGGCTACGAAGAAGACACTCACAGCTAAACAAGTAGCTGCTAAGTATGGCTTCAGGAGTGGCTTAGAAGAGCGTATTGCTGAGTGGTTGACTAAGAAGGGTGTTCCTTTTAAGTATGAAGAACTGGTGATTAAATATACAAAGCCAGTTACATACCATAAATACACACCTGACTTTCAACTACCCAACGGTATCATTGTAGAGACAAAGGGAAGGTTCTTGCAGGCAGACAGAATGAAACATCTGCTTGTTAAGGAGCAACATCCTGAATTGGATATTCGCTTTGTCTTTTCAAACTCTAATGCTAGAATCAGTAAGGCATCAAGGACAACGTATGCTGCTTGGTGTCTTAAGCATGGCTTTAAATTCGCTGACAAGTGTATACCGGAGGAATGGTTAAATGAGAACAACTGTGTATAATCGTCAAATTTTCTATGATTTTGAGCATCAAGAAGTGGCTTTTTTACGATCTATTGGGGCCTGGGAAACAATTAAAAAGAACCTTCAACCCCATGAATCAATCACCATTGAAGGTTACGAAAGAATTGAGACAGACGGAGAAGAAGCAAATGAACGTTGAAATGATTGAAGAAGATGAAACAGGGGCTACCTACCGATTCTATCTTAGCGCACAAGAAATTGATGAGTTTGTGACGCTGGGAATCATTACAGCACTGAAGCAAGCGGCGGCAGAGGCTAATAAATTTCTTGAAGCAAAGGAAGCAAATGAAGGTTAATCTTGTATGGGCTACTCCTGATGCAGAGAATGCTATTGCATACTGCGCTCGTGTGAGTAACCCCAGCAACCAAAGTAACGTGGAGACTGCGCCTAAGCTTCTCAAGTATCTGATGCGTAACAAGCATTGGAGTCCTTTTGAAATGGCTAATGTCTGTATGGAGATTGAGTGTACACGAGACATTGCTCGGCAGATTCTGCGTCATCGTAGCTTCAGCTTCCAAGAGTACTCTCAACGATACGCTGAGGTCAATGACTTTGAATACTCTTCTGTGCGCCTACAGGACGATAAGAACCGTCAGAATAGTCTTGAGACTGAAGATAAGTATCTGAAGACTTGGTGGGCTGCTGCTCAGCTTCGTGCTGAATCTGACTGTACATCTTTGTATCGTCAGGCTCTTGCGAGAGGTATTGCAAAGGAACAGGCTCGTAAGCTACTCCCAGAAGGGCTTACAATGTCTAGGATGTACATGAACGGCACAGTGCGTAGCTGGCTTCATTACATCGAAGTTCGCACCGACAAGAGCACTCAGAAGGAACATCGTGATGTTGCAGAGGCTTGTAAAAAGGTACTTACTGATGTGTGTCCAAGCTTGATTGAAGTGTACAAGGAGCTTTAAATGAAAGTAGGTGTTATTGGCTTGCTTGGTATTCTGTTTGTTGCTCTGAAGCTTCTAGGATACATCACATGGTCGTGGTGGCTGGTTCTTCTGCCTTTCTATGGTGGTTTAGCTGTTGTTGCTTTCATTGGTCTGGTCTTTTTTACCCTTCACTATTTTTTGGGGGACAGTAAATGAACTTGAATAAGTATCAGGAACTTGCTTGGGAATATGCACTTCCCCAGGCCAAGACAGTTCCTTACATGACCTTTGGTATGGGCGGTGAGGTTGGTGAGTTGATGTCTAAGTATGCTAAGTACTTCCGAGGGGATGACAAGTATACTGAAATGGTCAACTTCAAAGAGGAAGTGATGAAAGAGATTGGCGATGTGTTGTGGTTCGTGGCAGGCCTATGCTCTGTCTACAACACTAGTCTTGAAGCAGTGGCACAGCAGAACTTGGATAAGCTTGAGGATCGACGCAAGCGCAACAAGATTCAAGGCGATGGCGACAACCGTTAAGGAACAAACATGCAAGAAATTAAACATGACATCTACTCGTTCAGCTACACTGACAGTGATGGCGTAAAGCGTAGCCATATCATTGAAAGCCAAGACTTTACTTGGACTATGCTACTCAATGAGTATGTTCGCTTCCTTGAGGGTATCTTCCAGTATGAGATCATGGATAAGATTTCCATTGAAGCTGCTGAGTGGCATAAGAACTGTAGTGAGTTTGAAATTCCTATGCTGTCGGGCTGGTGGGGTAAGTTCCATCCTGCTGAGGACTCAGAGGATGACTATATTCATGATTCTTACTGGGAAGAGTATATTGATGAGTCCTTTGGCGGCACCAATGACGAGCAAGACACCGATGCGGATACTCGTAATCCCTGATTGTCAGGTTAAAGAGGGTGTTCCTTTGGAGCACCTTTCTTGGGCGGGGCAGGCTATCTGTGACTACCGTCCCGATGTTGTTGTTAACATTGGTGACTTTGCAGATATGCCTAGCCTCTCGACACATGACCTTAAAGGCTCTAAGTACTTTGAGGGATTGCGCTACAAGAAGGACATTGAAGTGGCTAAAATGGCTATGAAGAAGCTGTTGAAGCCCTTACGTGACCTTCAGGCAAAGCAACGTAAGAACAAAGAGAAGGTGTATAAGCCTCGTATGCTTCTTACCCTTGGCAATCATGAGAACAGAATTGACCGAGCAATCAATAACAACCCTACTCTTGATGGGTTGATTAGTGTGGAGGATTTGGAGTATGCTAAAGATTGGGAAGTTTATCCTTTTCTGCATCCTGTATTCGTTAATGGCGTTGGCTTCAATCATTACTGGCCTGTGGGTGCCATGGGCAGGCCTGCTGGGAGTGCTGCTGCTATTATCAACAAGCTTCACATGTCTTGTGTGGCTGGTCATCAACAAGGAAAGCAAGTCGCATATGGGAAACGAGCAGATGGGAAGCCTATTTGTGCTATCATTGCTGGTTCTTTCTATCTGCATGATGAGTCTTATATGGACAGGCTGAGCAACAGACATTGGCGGGGATTGCTGGTCATGAATGAGGTCAATGATGGTCACTTCGATGAGCTATTCCTGAGCATTGAATACCTTGAAAGGAAGTATGGACATGAGCAGCCATAAGTGCAATACGTGCTTCTACAAGAACATGGATCGAGACTCTTGGCCTTGTATGGGATGTAACAACTACTCACGTTATGTCAACTACATGGCCTTTAACGAGCATCCTCATGGTTCCCAGTGGAAGGAACTTGATAAGGTGATTGTCTCTTGGAAAGACAGTGTGAACGGAATTACAGGTGAAGACTTGAGCAAAGCAACTGAACATGATGCAGTTAATCATCCTAAGCACTACACAGAGCATCCCTCTGGTGTTGAGTGTATTCAGGTGACAGAACATATGGGATTTAACTTAGGTAATGCTGTCAAGTATATTTGGCGGTGTGACCTTAAACGGGATGCCATTGAAGACTTGAAAAAGGCTAAGTGGTACATTGAAAGGGAGATTAGCAAGCGTGAGCAATCTAACCTTCATGGAACTTAAAGAGAAGCTGTCAATGCTTGATGAAGTATCTTTGCTGGAGATTCTGAATATCTCTAGCCAAGAGCTTGTTGATCGCTTTGAAGACATTATTGAAGAAAAACAGGACAAACTAGAAAGGGATTTCAATGACTTTTAAAATGAATGCTTATAACGAATACATTGCCAAGAGCCGCTACAGCCGATTCTTGGACAAAGAGGGTCGTCGTGAGCATTGGAATGAAACTGTGGCACGTTACTTTGACTTCATGACTAAGCACTTGAAGGACAAACATAACTACATCCTCACTGATGAACTGCGTAGCGAACTGGAGGGTGCTGTTGCCAATCTGGAGGTGATGCCTTCGATGCGTGCTATCATGACTGCGGGGGAAGCACTTGAACGTCAAAACATTGCAGGATATAACTGCTCTTATCTGCCTATTGATGATGCTAAGGCTTTTGACGAGGCAATGTATATCCTTCTGTGTGGCACAGGCGTGGGATTTAGCGTTGAGCAAAAGTATGTCAGCAAACTTCCTGAGATTCCATGCAAGCTGTATGATTCTGAAACTGTGGTTGTCGTTAAAGACTCCAAGGAAGGATGGGCAAAGTCCTTGCGACAGGTTATCGCCTTGCTATATGCAGGTGAAGTACCAAAGTGGGATGTATCTGGTGTGCGTGCTGCAGGAACACGGCTTAAGACTTTTGGCGGTCGTGCCAGTGGCCCAGAGCCGTTGGTCGAACTGTTCAAATATGTTGTTTCCAAGTTCAAAGGAGCAGCTGGTCGAAAGCTTACGAGCCTTGAGGCCCACGATATTCTCTGCAAAATCGGAGAAGTTGTGGTTGTTGGAGGTGTACGTCGATCCGCGATGATTAGCTTGTCTGATCTTGGTGATGATCGTATGGCTCATGCCAAGGCAGGTAGCTGGTGGGATGGCAATGGTCAACGTGCTCTGGCTAACAACAGTGCGGTGTATGATGTCAAGCCTGATGTTGGTCAATTCATGCGTGAATGGAGTAGCATTTATGAGAGTCATTCGGGAGAGCGCGGAATCTTTAATCGCTATGCTTCGGAATTGCAGGCAGCAAAGAACGGTCGGCGGGCACTTGATAAGGAATGGGGTACTAACCCTTGCTCAGAGATTATTCTTCGTCCTTACCAATTCTGTAATCTTTCTAGCGTTATTGTTCGTAGCGACGATACTCTGGATCGACTTCGCGATAAGGTACGTATTGCAACGATCCTGGGAACGTTCCAATCTACGATGACACACTTCCCGTATCTGCGGAAGGTGTGGCAGACAAACACTGAAGAGGAACGCCTCTTGGGTGTCTCGATGACAGGTATTCTCGATAATGCCTTGCTCAATAATCCTGATGATAAGTCTCTTCCTGAACGCTTGGAGTACTTGAAAGATGTGGCTGTCAATACTAATGCTGAATTTGCCGCTGTTCTTAACATTCCTGTTAGTGCGGCTATCACCTGTGTCAAACCTGAAGGAACTGTCTCTCAGCTTACTGGCACTGCTTCTGGTATTCATCCTCAGCATGCTCAGTATTACATTCGTCGGGTTCGATCAGACAATAAAGACCCTATTACTGACTTTCTTAAGTCCCAAGGGTTCCCCGCTGAGCCTTGCTTTATGAAGCCTGACAGCACCACTGTCTTTAACTTCCCGATGAAGGTTGGTGATGGTGCTGTGCTGCGAGATGATATTGATGCTATTACACACTTGAAGCTCTGGCTTGCATTCCAGCGCTACTGGTGTGAACACAAACCCTCGGTCACTATCTCTGTTAAGGAGCATGAGTGGCCTACGGTTGGTGCATGGGTGTGGGAACACTTTGATGAAATCACTGGTGTTTCTTTCCTGCCCTACGATGGTGGTACGTATCGACAGGCTCCTTATGAGACTATTGATGCTGCTACTTATGAGGAACTGTTCAAGAAGATGCCAGTAGGTATTGATTGGGACTTGTTCCGAGAAGGTACTGATAACGTTGAAGGCGCTCAGATGCTTAACTGCACTGCCGCTGGAGGTTGTGAAATCTGATGAAGACAGTCTACACAAAGGATAATTGTCCTGCCTGTGTGACTCTGAAGGCTTCCCTGGCTAAGGCTGGGGAGGCCTTTCAAGAGGTCAAGATTGGTAGAGACATCACTCGTGAAGAGTTCATGGATAAGTTCCCCACTGTGCGAACTGTTCCATATGTGGTAGAGGATAACCAAGGAGCATAATGAGTACGATTCCTGCCAAGAAAGAGACAGCTAAGGAAAAGCAGTCCAACAGTTTGAGGTTGAAGCTGGATGACATGGCAGTTATCCGTCCCAAGACAGACAAACAAAAGGAGTTCTTTGAGGCTTATCAGCGTGGTGATTACTTCATGGCCCTGCATGGTGTTGCAGGCACAGGTAAGACCTACATTGCACTGTATAAGGCCTTGGAAGAGGTCATGGATCGCTCTAATCCATTCCATAAGGTGACTATCATCCGGAGTGCTGTGCAGAGTCGTGATATGGGATTCTTACCCGGTGACATTGATGAGAAGATGGACGTATACATACAACCCTATCGACAAATCTGTAGTGATCTGTTCAAGCGTAAAGATGCTTGGGATCGCTTAGAAGAGCAAGGGCATGTAGAGTTTGTCTCTACCAGTTTCATCCGAGGAACTACTTTTACGCATAGCATCCTGATTGTTGATGAAATGCAGAACATGAACTTTGAAGAACTTGATACCATCATTACTCGTGTTGGTGATAAATCAAAGATCATCTTCTGTGGTGACTATCGACAGACAGACCTACGCAAGAAAGATGATAAGTCTGGAATCTTGAAGTTCATGGACATTGCTAAGCGTATGTCTGAGTTCTCTAGGTTTGAGTTTACCATTGAAGATATTGTTCGTAGCTCTCTGGTTAAGAACTATATCGTTGCCAAGACCCACTATGAGGATGCACAATGAACAAATACATTGTAAAGTATGTTCTTCCGCAATATCTGGAAGACAGGCGATATCTTACAGATGAAAAAGATGTACCAAGCCTTATTGTAAAGCTCTTAGGCCTTGCCAGGGAAGAGCACAATATAGAAATGGACGAGCGAGGATATGTTGAGATTCGTCCTACCACAATGCAACATTGGGATGCACAATGATTACACAGTTTAGCTGGTCAAATGGACTTGTGCTAGGGATTACTAGCAACACTGCCTATACCTTCAATGATAAAGGTGATGTGTTGGGAGAGGTTCCTAGTGTGATTCTTTACCTTGGATTCTTTCAACTAGCTCTCGTGTTCACGTAAGCAACAAAAAAGCCCCGATGGAGGTGACTCCAAAGGGGCTTTATTATTTATTGTTCTAATTGTTTTCTACAGCTCATCAAGGCTTGTCTGAGGATGTCTGCTTTGGCAGCTTCCCCGATAAGAAATTCAGCATCCTGTCGGTATAGTTGTTCTCCAGTGCTTCCTGTTCCTGTGCTGATAGGGGCAGGATTACTTTCTTTGGAGGGTTCAGGGGCTGTGGTAGGTCTTTGGGGACGCTGCTGCAACCCTGCAACAATACTAGCATGACGCCTGTTAAGAGTACGTATCGCATCTTCCTTGTCCTTTTGTATCTTCACTACTGCTGCTTTGTGAGCCTCATCTTTGTCCTGAGCATTCTTCTCAATCTGTGCTTTATACAGGACTAGCTTCTTATTCTCTTTGTCAGCACTATATTGGTAGACAAACACCAGAGATACTATCCATGCAACTGCAATGGCTAGATACTTAATCTTGTCCAATACACTTAGCATATTCTCTCTCCCTTCGGTTAGTCAGTCCCTTTAATGGCTTACCTTTAAACTTATCCCACTTCAGAATCTCTTTACAAGCTCCTTCGTAGTCATAAGCGTTGAGCTTCTTAGCCAAGGTAGACTTACAGAAGGCTCCCTCACCAATGTTGTATGTGAGAGACACATAAGCATCAAACTCATACTGGTGCATTGGCACAGGAGCACATCTTTTGACTGCTGCTGCGAACTTATCTGTATCCTTCAACAGCCTCACTAAAGCCCTCTCAGGTGTGATGGTGTCCCCCATCTTAACTCCCTCAGTGGTGCCAAAGCCTATTGTAGGAACATCCCCAGGCACAGGGATCATTGCTTTAGGAGTGAAGTGTTCCTCCAGTGCAATACCTACTAAGACACTAGCTGAGAGGTATAGTGAAGCTATTGATAGGCGATTCATAGTCAGTCCTTACCTGCTACATCCTTATAGATAGTATACAGTTTATGTGCAATCATTAACACAGTGTAAATCAGGGTAGCCCATAAAAGAATCTCAGATACTTGATACCCCGCTACAGTTGCTAGAGAGACTGTCACAGGAGCAGCAGACTTAGCTGCCATAGCTCCCATTGTCTCAGAAGTTGTCTGCATTGTTCCTGACATTATTGAATCTCCACACCCATCATCTTAAGTTGCTGTAACGCCTCTTCAGGCGTAATCTGCGGAGCTTGCATATCCTGCTGTGTCGTATCTGTAGGCTGAGTAGTATCAACCATAGGGCCAACACGAGGCGCAAACTTAGCAGCAGAGTCACCCAAGCGAGTGACAACATTAGTCAGTTTCTTGACTGTTGGTGTCTTCTGAGCTTCTGCCATGGCTTTAACTGTGTCCTTATTGAAGATGACATCAGCAAAAGCATTAGGAGTGGCAACAATGTCACGAGACAGAGTAAACACTTCCTTTAACAGGTTAGCAAGCTGAGACTGAGCACCAATACCGCGAGTGCCTGCATAGACATCACTGCCTGTAATGCCGCCACCGGTCTTAGCAGACTCACTCTTGACAACCTTACGCATGTACGTAAGAGCAGCCAAAGCATCTGCCTTGTCTTGTGCGTTTGTGAACAAGAAATCAAAGTCCCCCTTCTTCTTGCTCAACTCAGTCAGTGCTGTTTGAATAGTAAACTCAGGAGCACCCTCAGCAGCACCAGCAGCCTTTTCAGAAGCCTTCTGCAGAATCTTATTGAACTGATATCTACGAACAGTATCAAAGATAGCAGCACCATCGGGACTGTTCTGGAGCACTTGAGCCAAGAATAAACGCTCACTGGGCTTAGCAGCAGACAGTTTAGCAACGACATTCTCAGGTGTCAGTGCAGATGCTGTTTCAACATCAAAATACTTAGTCAAAGGACGATTAGAATACTCTTCGATCTGAGCTAAGTTATTTTTGAAGTTGTCTCGTGCAGCCTTGAGCTTTTCTGCTCCAGGAACACCTTGACTGATGGCATCATCAAGAGCCTGTCGAAAGCCGTTTAAGACACTGATTGCAACACCCTTTGCCTGACCAGGAGCAACACCTTCAAAGATATTGCCCTTACCAAAGTCAGCCTTACCAGAGTAAACTGCTTCACTCCAAGCAGATAAGTTCTTCTGTAACCGATCAATATCAATATCACGGACACCAGCAGGAACAGCAGGAGTAATAGATACAGCGGCAGGCTGTCCTGTCGGGCCTAAGATCGTAGAAGGAGTGACCTTGGCAGGAGTAGCTGGAATCTCATACTCATCCTTAATCTTAGAGATAGCAGACTTGAGAGATTCAAAGCCAGGAGTCTCAGGAGGAATGCGACTAAGCCAGCTATCAACAGCAGACAGAACAGGAGTAGTGTCTACACGACCACCAGAGGCCTTAGCAGCTTTGAAGTCCCTATTAGCATCACTGCGGAGCTTGTTAGACAGAACCTTACCATAGTTGGAGAAGGCTGTGAAAGCAGACTGAGCAGCTTGAGTAGGATCAACAGCTTGGCTAGAGGCTCGATTAAAGAGCTTGGATAAGAAGGACTCAGTATCCAGTGCCTGTCCCCTGCGGAACTCTTCGCCACGTGCCTCAATAGCAGGACTAGCCTCTACACGAGCCTCAGTGGTTAATTGACGACGACTACCAGTAGCTTCACCAGGAGTCATTCGGCCAATACGCAAGAGTTCATCAACAGAAGGCTCAACAGTGCCAACAGGACGAGTAATAGCCCCTCGCGCAGCAGTAAAGCCTGCTTTAGCACCATAAGGAAGAGACTGGAGAGCAAACTGAGCCAGAGGACTATCGGGAGCAACCTGCTGAGCAGCAACGTTAGTGCCTCCAGCAACTCCGAACTCACCAGCAATGCCTAAAGGAGTACGAGAGAACAAACCCGGAAGGCCAGCAGCAGTCATCAGAGCAGCAGGAGCGCCAGCTTGTCCAACATCGTAGGCACCTCGATAGCCACTAATCTGTTGCAGGTCAGGGCCACCTAAGTCTCGGATTCCTTTCATGATGCCTGCCGAAGAGAACGCTGAAGGATCAGGATTCTTCTTCAGGTAGTCATACAGGTTACCCCAACCACCGAGGATGTCTACAATGCCTTTGGCAGAGCCTTTGAACAGGCTTTCAGCACCCTTCTTGAATTCCTCAAAAGTGGTGCCTTTATCTTCAAGCACAGATTCAGAAGACACGGTAATGCCCCGCTTCTTCAGTTCCTCCAGTGCTTGTTGTTGCGAAATATCTGCCATATTCTTTCCTTACTTAGCGTTAGGCACAAACTTACCATTAACGATGCGGCCACCAGCAGCCTTAGCAAGCTCATCTGCGGACATCTGAGCAGCAGGAGCAGGAGACACAATCGGTAACTTCGCTTTGAATCCGCCTAACCCATTGTTCTTACGGGCATAATCTTCAAGTCGTTGCGCCTCATTAAAGATTTCAGTGTTCTTCTTAGCCATGAAATCAATGAGCTGACGACGAGCAGTGGGGCTGTTTTCAAGCTGCGGAACAAGACCTTGAATAAACTTACGGTCATCGTTAGAGAAGCCCGCGCCGAGCTTACCGCCAAGAGTGCCAAGGATAACATCACCAGCAGTCTTCTGATAGTTCTCAGAAGCAGCCAATTTAGCAGCATCAGCAGGAGAGGCCAATCCAAGTGTATTGAGAAGGTTTGTAGCTCCAACACGACCTGTAGCAAATGTGCCGCTGATAAGGCCTTGGTCATTCAGAGCACTCAGACGAGACAGCGAATTCAGAGTAGTAGCAGCATTAT